CCTTCGGCTGGGACGTTTTTAGCATCCATCGCCTTTTTAGCGGCCCGTAGCTTTGCCACGTTGAGGTTAGTATCTGTGCCACCAATGTCATTGCTGACAGTGTTTGTGCCAGATGAAGCGGCCAGGGCGTCAATGACTACCTGATCCATACGTCTGCCAATAGCACCTGATACGACCTGGACCAATTCCGCTCTATCTTGGAAATTGACCTTGGCTTGATTGAAGATATCGCTGTACTCTGCGGCGATGTAATCTTCCATCGTTGCAGTCACTTGCGAATAAGTTGTGGACATAGGCACCACATCAGTTTGTGGTACGCGGATGCTTGCAGTTCCCTTACCAATCTTAGGGAATTTTACTGTTGAACCTTCGACAGTGCGTTCACGGGTCAAACCAGCCAATGCTCGCTGACCCTGATAGGCTTGTTTCACCTCACTGTCAAAAAGCGTCACAAATGCGTTGCTAATAGAAACGGCCATTTGCTTTCTCCTTTTGAAGTTAAAATAGGGTTAAACATCGCTTCGGTTGTCCTGGTGGGCCGGATTAGCGAGAACTGGCCGCAAAAAACGGTTGTCAGTTACACGCAATATAGCCTTATTCAGACTTGCTTACAACCGACAACCGTATGATTTTTAGGTGTAGTTACGCTCTAGGCTTCACCAAAGGCTTTCATAAATTCACGCTCAACCTGTTTGGTATATGCCATGTCCTTGCCATATCTTGGGTCAGCTACCATGGAGTCAAGATCAGACCTGGTATATGCGGCTCCCTCCTGGACATCCAGGGTTGGGATAGGGGACTCATTATAGGACTGCCTGATCTTATTGATGGCGTTAATAAAGTGACCATTAGATGAAGCATCAGCCAAAGCCTCGACTTCATTATTGTTGAGAACACCAGAACGCCCTAGCTTTGTCAGCCAACGCTCAGTCTCATCAATAATCTTATCAGCACCCTTACCTAACTTTGCCATCTCTTCCTGTCGGGTGGTCTCTGCCGCTTGCGTCATTTGAGTCATGCCCTGCATATACATCTGAGCAATTTCATTAAACGCATCCTGGGAGATGCCATGCTTCTTGGCTACATCGAGATAGCCCTGGAGCATTTCATCATCTTCTGGGACACCGGCCTCAGTCATAACGTCCATGGCATAGTTGCCATCTTTTGGGGCTTTATGGAGACCCTGGGACATCTTTGTCCGGATTTCATTATAGGCTTTGAATACACCCTCAACGTCAGGGCCATCGCTATCAGACCAAAATTGTTGAGGTATCCAGTCTGGTCTATCCCCCCAATCTATCGGCTCTTCTTCTGCCTCCTCGGCTTGAAGGTGAGGCATTGCCTCAGTCTCTTGGCCTTCCGCTGGGGTTTCTTCATCTACTTTGATATTTAGAAGATTTGATTGCTCTTGGTTATCGGTTTGCGGCTCATTAGTATTTTCCTCTGAGTTATCGCTCACGGCCAAATTTTCATCATTCATAGGTTACGACCTCTAGTTATACGCCTCTCTATTTCGCGGACAATCGAGTTCTGGCCTTCCCGTGCAAACCCATGTGACGCATCCTCGCCTGGATACCAGGTTGGTTGTTCAATGGTTGTTTTGCGGAGATGTTCTAAAACTGCTTGCCCTTCCTTCGTGGAGAAGCATCGCACGAAAGTTCTATCCAGGTCATCACGATCTGTATGGCCTGGGTTTAAGGTTTGAAATACGCTGTCATCGCTCATTGTTGCGGCACTCCCTGTTGTTGCATTTGAGCCATGGAGTTCTGCATTTCTTGAATAATCGCCTCACGTTGCTCTGGGGTGTTTATAACAGCCCGTGGCACCGCCATCTTATCAATGATGTAGTCAAGCATAGCATCCTGGTTAATAGCCACTTGACCCATAGGTCCGGCACCAGCCGCTATCTGCATAAACTGTAAGACGTTTTGCAAATCATCCATGTTCTGCGCCTGGGCTAATGGAGACACGGGGATAACCCGAACTACCTTGCCATCAGCCTTCAGCGGCATATCAATGATGTTCTGTTCATCCATCACATACAGGACACGATTGACCAGAGGCATCATACATTCTGTTATCATCCGACCATAGGCGGCACCCATGTTCTGGGACAACTCCTTCATGCGTTCCACGATCTCTGTCGCCGATCTGGCGGACTGTGTATCAAGCGGTAAAGTGTCATCCAGGAGCATCTTTTTGATGCCCATCACCAGGTCGTTAATTACCAACTGACCCACATTGAAGTCCGCCGCAGAGCGTAATGGCTGAAGGCTTGCGCCATTAGGTCCACCGTTACGGGCTACTGGGATGATAGCCCCAGGCGCAATGGTTATGTTTTGTGGGTTAAGAACACCATCATCCGCCGCTGTATAGACGCCAGCAACTGAGATGGATGCGTTCTTTAGCACAAGTTCCTTTA